ACCTAGAGAGCTTTTGAAAAGCGGATGATCCGTTATCAAAAGCGTTGTAGAAGGTTGGATCTAATAATCCTTCCCCTACGTGCCTAACTCCAATATTAATCAAGTGGAGTATAGGTTTCGTCAATGGATCTCCCATGAGGATTCCACGACGAAGGTCGACGTAATTCGTGTCTTCGAATTCTGAACGTCGACCCAAGCCTTCTAAGAGCCCTTTGGCCCGGAAGAAGACTTTTCGTGGTTCGAAACAGCATCGCTGTACGATTCCACGAAGGACGGGTGGTATGCCGCATTTGCGCATCCACGCGTCCCCCAACTCTCGCCCTACCTCATGTAGTGCGGAGTCGGTGGCCGTTTTGAAGTCAGTACTGACTGCAAAAAGGTCTTCGAAGGTATCTGTCCTTTCGACATACCCTTCGTAAGGATTTTCCTCTCGATCATAGAGAGAGAAAACCTCTTTCTCCATCTCAGTGCTCGACATTGAGGTGAAGAAGTTCCATCCGTGATTGGCAGCGCCCATCCCGGATGAACTTGTTCTGATCCCCTTTGCAAGGGGTTCAGAACAAATCTTGCTTACGGTGTCTAAGACGACCTTTAAGCAAGCACGGGCCTTGGTGACGCTACGCGCCTTCCCAGGCTCCTTCACCACCGTAAGATAGGCGTGAGTTAACACGTCCGGTGGTGTACGGAGAACATGGTCTAGACAGACCCAAAATATTAGTTCTCCGGTCGTATTGAAATCTTCCGCGTAACGGTATGATTCAATACGTCCGCTGTCCAAGTCCACTAGAGGGATTTGGGCATCGGCATCTACAGATTCCAAAATTCGACGAATTTGTTCTGTAGTACCTCCTTCCTTCCGGGTGGTTTCCCAGGAAGCGGAGGATGTCACAGTCACTCGAGACTTAGTCGCGAGTCCTGTGAGGGCGAAGTCAGGCAACGCGTTAATTGCTCTGTACGTCGCTTCTCGCCGAATTAACTGCATAGTATCAGTTACCTTCGGCGGTTCAGCCGAAATCGTCAGGATGAAATCCCGTTTCGACTGAAGCAGAACCAGAGGAGGCGGGGTCCCCGCCCCTCTGGTCTGAGCAAGTACACCGAAGAGGAAAATCCTCCGGTGTCCTTGTGCAGCTAACGAACGTCTCCAAACGTTCGCGAACTGGCGGCACCAGACATTATCCTCCGGGATGTTGTCTAGCGCTTGTTCAAGCCGAGGTCTAAGACTAATCGACTTGAACCACTTCCTGGCCCTTTTAAGTAAGGAATAGGAAGTGACGACTTGTGCGCCCGCGGGCGTCAACTCGCCGTCAAGGAACTCGTCGCCTATTAACAGCGCGATGTTCCCAAGTGTGAACATGTCGAATCTATCCCATGTCCACACTTCCTCGGGGTAACACATATATCTTTGTGTGAAAACCCCGTCGACGGTCTTTAAGAGTTCGATGAACCTTAGGGACCGCGCCCGTCGATTACCACATTTCGTGGGATCGACGAGCAAGGCCGACACCTGTCTGGAACTCCAGAGAGGGTCGGTCTTTCCCTTAAGAAACCGATTGATTCGGTATCTAAGGGATTTCGCCCAAGTCGAAGTAACTTCTTCTTGGGAGATACACAACTTGGAGAGTGCAACTCCCCAATGTGTGTGCTTATAGATAATGTTAAGTTTAACATTACTATCAGCGATGTCACAGAATCGAATTCGATTTCTGTGAGATCCATCCCAGTTAGGCCCAAAAAGCTTTGCTGGGAGTGGGTCCTGGAGACGTATTCCGTCTCCGGACCAGACTCTGAGAACAGGCTTTATATCCTGGTTTTCAGAGAATGCGATGCCCGCTTGGATCTTCCAAGGGTCATCGTATCGTATGCGGTACCGAGAGTTGTCTCGGAACAGCACACGCGACTGAGGGTCACGCGTGAGCGGAACCTCAGTGGCGGACGCTTCGGACCCTGACGAGTCCGATTCGTTCTCGATGAAATCTGGTGATTGATTCATCAGATCCATCGTGGACTGTGAGTCTCCTAAGAAGACTGACAGTTCACCTGAGGCAGAGGGCAAACCGCTCTCTAACCTCTTAACGAGGAGTGTCCGCTCAGCGGCGGCATATCCCCGTTCTCTCTCTTTAAGCATGAAGCCATGCTTAAGGAGGAGTTCGCGGTTTTTACCTACTGAGGTAGAACCCGCGTGTCGAAGAATCAGTGCCGACGGCACCTGTTTCGTCGATAGGTACTTGTCTCCTTCTGTGTAAGGGACAAGTTCCTTTGGTACAACACGAGAAGTTAATTCTCTGTTGAACCATAACGGGAATTTGGTTGCGTTGCACCAAATCCCGTTGATCATGCACGACTGCTGTGGTAGTTGTAGCATGCTCTACTTAACATCCCACGGCAGAGGAATCTGCACGGGGAACGTAGCTCTAGTATCAATGGCTATGCCAAAGACCTAGAGAGCTTTTGAAAAGCGGATGATCCGTTATCAAAAGCGTTGTAGAAGGTTGGATCTAATAATCCTTCCCCTACGTGCCTAACTCCAATATTAATCAAGTGGAGTATAGGTTTCGTCA